TGAAGAAAAACAAAATTAATAATCTTTTTTATATTAAATGGTTCTAAAAATAGCATCAGATATATAATATTAGTAAAATTTTGAAAAAAAGCAGTTCACCAAGGAAGATTTCAAATTATTACATAGCTATATCAAATTTAATTTTTGCAGCTGCAATGTTTATCATTGTTGATTGTGCACTTCCAATAGGAATAACTTCTTCTTTATAAGAATCGAATATTGGTCCTTTATAAAATCCTGGTCTGTAATTAAGAGTTCTTAGAGGAAATGGGTCGTGCATCGGAACGCAAACAAGTACGTTACCGTCGCCAGTTGGATTTGTACCAATTAAATTAAAGAATATTGATGGTTTGACTTTTGTCCATGCATCAGATGTATAATATGAATTTGGGTATTTAAATTTTGCGTGAAACACACCATCTCTTGTTGCATATGTAACATTTTTGGTACCATTAAATGCATCTTCAATCGATCCAAACGGTAATCCAGATCCTGCATAAGCTGTGATCAATGCCGCTGGATTTGCGGCAATTATTTGCATAGATGAATAATTCTCGGGGCTTCTAACGATACCGCTAATCTCTACATTTTTATAGCATTCATCTATTTTCATCTTAAAACTGACATATTCATCATCATATGGAATATTCATTTAATCTTTACTATAAGATTATAGAAAAATAAGTAAGCTTAGTACTCTGACGCCTAGTACTCTGACGCCTAGTACTCTTACGCTTAGTACTCTGACGCCTAGTACTCTTACGCTTAGTACTCTGACGCTTAGTACTCTGACGCCTAGTACCTGCGGCCATCACCAATGCCTAATGGGTTAGTTTCAGTGCGGGAGCATGAGACATTGTCGCAAAAGACAGAATATCTTTCTGGCTCCATTGTTCCTGGATCAGAATTTGGTCTGTTGCATGGGGCACATGGAACTATTGAATCAACTGCTTTCTTTTGATCTTCCATCATAAGCATATCAGAGTTATGCTGTAGGTACATTCTTGATTCATATGAGCTTCTGACCATATTTTGAATAGTTAATTTGTTTAATAATTCAGCATTAACTGCGCATCTAGGTCTGTAATCAGTAAAGCTGCGGGCGTCCTGCATTCTAATTGGGCATGGTGGTAATTGATTTTGCGCATTGCAAAATGTTTGGCAAGTGCTTGTAGAACTCATTCTTATTATTATAGATAGAAGATAATTTAATCACGTGATATTCCTAATAATCTATTTATTAAATCCGGTTTATGACCTTCTGTTGATAAATTTCTATCGCTGCATAAAACTTTTAAATCTTCGAGTCTCATTGCATGTAATTTGCCTTTTGATAATGGATTCGATAATTTTTTATTTTCTTCTGATTCTTCTTCATTTGCAATTGTCTGAATGACATTAGATTTTTCGGCGTCGTCGGTGTCGTCGTCGTCGGCTTCGTCGGCGTCGTCTTCAGATTCAGATTCTTCGGCGGCTTCGGCGTCTTCTTCAGATTCTTCATCATCGTCTTCTTCTTCTTCGAGGTCTTCGGAATGAATTTGAATATTTTCTCCATTCATCATTTGGTCAAATACTTGCATAAATGGATTCAAGAATTGTTGTTGCGGTTGTTGCGGGTGTTGCGGGGGCGGAGGTGGCGGTGGTGTTGCTAGAAATTTCTTGAATTGAAGTGCAAATAAATCAATCTTTTCATCTACACGAGTTAGGGCTTTCCATAAGAAAAATAGACCCGCAACTAATATGATACCTATAAGTGCAATCTGTATTTGTAATAAAAGATGTATATTATTAACTGATGGAGCTTTAAAGGATGAGGCTGAATTCATTTAACTTATTCTTACATAATTTGTTTTTAATTTCAATCGCGCGTGATATTATTATTTCTGGGAAATCATTCGTTTCTAATAATTCTAATGCTATACATTGAAATGATGGTTTTTGCTTTATTAAATAAGGAAACTTAAATTTGTTTTCGGGTAATGGAATTGCTTCCATTGATAAATTTTTAAAGTCAGATTTGTATAGTTTTTCTAGTTCTGTGACTTCAAAGTAATGCGTAGTTAGTAATAATCTTATTCCGGGTAATTTAGATAAATATTCAGAAACTGCTATAGTTGTTGCTGTACCTTCAATTGGTGGTGTAGAATGCATTGGTTCATCAAAGAAAAATAGCGCATTCTGTTTCTTTGCTGAAATTTCTTCAGCATATTTAATTAATTGATTACATCTTTGTATTTCAGCTTCAAATAGACTTTTACTACCTAAGTCATCTGAAATTCTCATGAAAGATCCGATTACATGTACTATCTTTATTCTTGCAGATTTTGCACAAGCTATTCCGAGACTTTGAGCTAATATTGTATTTGTAAAAATACTCTTTATATATGTTGTTTTGCCAGCGGCATTTGGACCAGTAATTATTATATTTTTAGCAAGTGTCATATTGTTCTTTATTCCTGTCTTACCAAATTGCACATGACTCATATCAATCATTTTTGTTGATTTATTAGAGAATTTTACAAAACAACAAATTTTTTCTTTAATTAACTTACGACCAACATTCATAATATCAATATCATAAAGATACTTCAGAATATTCTTAAGTTTGTTTTTCAATAAAGGATCTTGTGCTATCTGATAAAACCCGGATAATCCTGGTAATATGCTAATTACCATTTCATTTTCAACTTCTTCATTTCTTACGGATTTTATTTTATAAAATGTAGCTACAAATTTATTTACATTTTCCATTTTTTTCTTCAAGTCATATCTGATCTTCTGGAACATAGAAGCAGACTCAAAAGTTTGCACAATATTATAAATATAGAAAAATATGTACATAAATATTGTTAAATATTTCATACTATCACTTTGTATGTTCCCAGATGATCTTAAACTTCCTTTAAATGCTGTCATTAAGAACCCAATATAATCTTTAAATTTTAAATTCAATTTTAGAGTTCTATTTATATATATGTATGGTCCAATAATTGTTGTAAGAGGAGAAATTACAGTTATTATTGGAGCTAAATAACATTTATATAAATGAAAGAATTCCACTAATAATGGTACATTATTTAGATACTTTAAAGGGAACGTTAATGGAAACATCATATTGATTGGCCATGATTTCTTAAGCTCCCCTAAATTGATCAACCATAAAACATCTTTTTCAAAACTGGCAATGTCATCTAATTCATTATCAAGATCCGGTAAATTTTTAATTTTATCTTGAAATTCTAATATGGTCTTTTTATTTGATGTTGGGTTTTTAAGTTTATCAATTAAAAACTTATTGCCACCAAATAGTTTTGTCTGGGTTTTTGACCATTCTTCGAACCCTGTATCTTTCCAAAGATCTTCAGTTAACTTCACCGAATCTTCTTTTGGTTCTGATAGTTCAAAATGTTTATCAAAATGCTCAATGCTCTTTGATGAATCTAATATTATCGATGATTGATTTTTCGCATCTAGTATTGTTTCATCAATAATATATGAAAGATTCATTACTAAATAATGCTTAAATAAAAATTGAAATAAAGAGTACGCATATAATTAATAAAATGGATTCTGTAGCTATCCGGTATAAAAATAAAATGCATATAGTTCACAAACTAAGACATGAAACCAACGACAGAGCAATAACACGATTGTGGTATATCGTAAAATACAAAGAAGAAAATCCTGATATTTCAGAAAAAGAATTAAATTGTTTATCACATATCTATGTTAATGAAAAATATATGGAAATGAAGTATTAATAACTACCAGTAATTGCATCTAAACCAGCACCTAAAATTTCGTTACCACCCATTTTCTTAGCTTTTGATTTCTTTGCTTTCGGCTTTGCCTTCTTTTTGCCACCTTCTTGACCTTGACCTTGATTTATATTAGTATTATAAATATCATAATTATCTAATGATGCTGATGATGGTTGGTCTGGTATAGGTACTGAATTTCTCATATTAGTTGCATGTTCATTTGCTAATTGAGCAACATCTTCTGCTTGTTTTGCTTCATCAGCAGTAGCACCACCTATTTTTTTGGTTATTGAATGTAATAGTTTCTTTAATTGTTCGGCGCTTTTTAATAATTTTTTGTGCTTCGCGGCGTGCTTCGCGTGCTTAGCACCACCTAGCATTGAATCTGATCCACCGGCTGGATGAAGGCGATCAAGGCTTCCCATGCCTCCTTCGGGCATAGCGCCATTGTGTGCGCTTTCAATAGCAGTACCATTACCTCCTCTTTTGGCTTTTGGTCTGCGTTTTTTACCTCCCATCATATTTGCTGATGCTGGATCTTGAAATGGACTAGTATCAGAGTCTCCACCAATACCACCAAATGCAGGTGCCGCTTGATGAGTACTTCCAGCGTATGCTAAGTCACCACCTATCTTACCACCAGTAAACATTGATTTACTTGTTCCTTCTTTAATTTTTCCTGTTTTGTAAGCAGCGGCGGCAGCAGCTAATAATCCAGCAGCTGTTAAACCTTCTAGGGCAAAACCTCCTTTTGGCATTTTATACTATAATGTTAGATATTATTTATTATACAAATACAAAACCAAGGATACCGCAGATATAGTTAAGAAGAAATTAAAGATAATTATACATAATATATAAGGCAATATTTTAAGTAAAATCCAGGAGATCATTGGTTTCAATAGTTCTTTTTGAAGTTCAACAGTTAATAGTTCTTTTTTTAATAAATTAATAATCAATTTCATATTTTCACTCATTTGCGTTATAATTATCATCAGAAAATGCTTTATATGATTTAGACATAGATATGAATATTGGAAAACCCGTTAAAAAGCTCAATAACTATATTAGTTCCATTAAAAAAGAGAAAAAAAATTTAAGAATTAAGATCAATAATGCGACCTTCATTAATATTAAGAAAAACAGCGCAGATAATGAAGTGATATCTTTATATTTGAATGACACTGATAATAAAGAATTAATTAAAGAAATTGACAATGAAGTCCTAGAATCCGTAGTAAAAAATAATAATACATGGTTTAATAATAATTTAACAAATGAGAAAATAATAGAGTATTTCAGAGATTCATTTAATGATAAAAAGTCCGTAATTAGTTTATTGATATCTGATCTTAAATTGCCGATTATATATTATAATAACAAAATCATAGAAAGCCTAGCAGATATTAAGATAGATTCTAGTCATATTATAAATGTTGAAATAGAATGTGAAGGGCTTTATTTCTATAAAGATAAATTTGGATTGAGATGGATAATACGGATACTAAATATCTATGAACCGGATAAATATATAAATCATGATGAAATTGTAGCTACAAAAGATGATATTGAAAATGAATGGGAATTAACAATTAATGAATTTAATATAACTATTGAAGAAGACCGTGAAAAACTCAAAAATAAGCTAAAATTATTAGAAGCCTTTAAAGATCGCATAATCCGTGAATATCAGGAAGCAAAAAATATAAGTACCGCAGATTCTTTTTGGAATTCGAGTTTAACTAAAATATCTAGAGAAATTGCAAAATATTATAATGGAACCTTGAAGTTATAAAATAATTTTATCTACGATAGAATATAGATATTGTAAAGTATGGCCAGTAATATGAGTCCATTAGTTCCTTTTTCTATACTTGTAATCATCGTTCTTTTAGGATTTTTATTTTCCACTAGTAATAACCGTGCTCAATTAAGTGGAAGCAATATCAAAGGATATAACCTTGAAAAATTCGCTGATGGTCGTCAACCACCTGCTATAGCACCTCTTAGCCAAAGACCAGATAGTTCAATTGCCGCAATGGCAGATTCAAAAACTAATTTAACCCCTGTACAAGCAGGTTACCCAAGTGTAAACGCCTCAGATGCTGGAGTTGGCGATGAAATGTACAATCCAGTAGTTTCCGCACCAATGGCACCAGTATCTTCTTGCTACCCAAGAGATCGTTTAACATCTTCAGATTTATTACCAACAGATGCCGCAAATAGCCGCTGGGCTCAAATGAATCCTTCTGGTCAAGGTGATATCTCCGACCAAAACTTCTTAACTGCCGGATACCACATCGGGATTAACACTGTTGGTTCATCAATGAAGAATGCTAATCAACAAATCCGCTCTGAACCACCAAATCCACGTCTTGCTATTTCCCCATGGAATGTCAGCACTATTGAATATTCTGATATTAACCGTCGTCCATTAGAAATTGGTGGCGATTACTAATGTATTCCCAAGCATTCATTAGATTATGAATAACAACATCTTTTTCTAAATCAAATAATCTATATCTTTTATTTTTATATTCAAGTATATATCTTTCTGATCTCATTTCCCACCATTTATTAGATGTATATATTTTTTCGCAGTTTTTGAAGATTTCTTTGTATAGTATATCAGAGCTCCATTGCTTGCCTTCTAAATTGCCTACTATTTTTTCAAGATTGCCATTTATTTGCCTACATTTTTCTAATTTGTCTCTTAAATAAAAAACAAAGGACATTCTAAAGGAATCAGAACTTAGCAGTTCAGCTGCTTTGGAATCAGAACTTAGCAGTTCAGCTGCTTTGGACCCAGCTGCTTTGGACCCAGCTGCTTTGGAATCAGAACTTAGCAGTTCAGCTGCTTTGGAATCAGAACTTAGCAGTTCAGCTGCTTTGGAATCAGAACTTAGCAGTTCAGCTGCTTTGGACCCAGCTGCTTTGGAATCAGAACTTAGCAGTTCAGCTGCTTTGGACCCAGCTGCTTTGAACCCAGCTGCTTTGGACTCAGAACTTAGCAGTTCAGCTGCTTTGGAATCAGAACTTAGCAGTTCAGCTGCTTTGGAATCAGAACTTAGCAGTTCA